TCAAGGCGATGCGATGGTCTCAATTGCCGCCGTCGCAGCCTGCGCTTGCTTCAGCGCGGCAAGTTGCTCAGTCGCTGTCGCCGCCAAACGCGCCGCCAGCAGGCCACGCTTCGCTAAAGCCATTCCCAGCCGTATCCGCGCAGCCCGATCGTCGGATACGAACGGCAGCACAACTTCGGCCGCGAGAGCGATACGATCATATGCCGCCTGAGCGCGATCGATCGCGGTGCCGATATGCGCAGCGGTCTCGACCGATGGCGTCGAGATGGTGGCGCAGCTGGCGATCGACAGCGACGAGGCCGCCATTGCGAGGGCCAGACGCTTCACGACCAGCCCCCCGCAACGAGCCCCGTCTGAAACGACATAGCGTACCCGGCGACCATTTCCGCGCGATCGATCCCGTTGATGATCCGCCGCGCCGACGTGAACTTCGGAGCGGTTGCAGTCCCCGTCGCTGGGAGATAGCGCGCGAACTTATGCCGCCCGAGCTTATCACCTGCGAACCAGCCTTCGGTCATCCCCCGGACCATCACGCGCGCAGAGATGTCCGTGTCGAGCGCGAGATCGAAGTTGGCGAGCAACGCCCCGTTCAACCCCAGCTGATCGTCTGCGGTTTCATAATTCCCGTCCCACGTCAGCTGCACGTCGCCGCGGCCGTACGGAACCTGTCCGCGATGCTTGCCCGGCTTGCCGTACGACTTGCCGCGGCCGCGACCGATCTCGATCACGGGCTGCATCTTCGCGCCGGTCTCGTGAAACGATGTCGCGAGACCGTATGCGACATACGCAAGCGGCGAGGCCGCGGCGGCAAATGCTTCGAGCTTGGCCTGCATGCCTTCGAACTGAGGCGTCGTGATCTTGCCAAAGAGCGGCCGAATCGCCGCATAGAACTTGTCCGGCGCCGCCAGCCCGTGCGCAGGACGCGCAGAGGCCGCCGCCGACTTTGATGCCGTCGTCATCTTTATTCCTTCGGGTGTGAGCCTATTCGGCTGGTGGAGTGTTCGAAGCGTGCCAGGGTGACGCTCCCACGTGCTCGGGCCGGCCCGCCTCGCGTTGACACGGGCGCTTGAGGCGGGCCGTTACCCCGGAGCCTTTCTAAAGGCTGATCGTTCACCGGCCGCCGGGCTAACCCCAACGTAGTCCGGTCGGCCCGCTATCGCCCCCCGGCGATGCGGGCCGTTACTCCGCCGGCTTGTCCTCGCCGCCGGGCAAGGTCTTGCGGACCCAGCCGAGCGCGATCGAGATGATGCCCGCACCAAGTGCGCCAAGCCCTGTACCGATCATCAGCGCCAGAGCCGGATCTGGTCGCATCCGGATCACGCCAGCAGCCGAGAACATGACGACGAGGACCGTCACCGGGAGGTCGACCGTCCAGCGATGCTGCTCGCGGCCGGTCTGGACCACGTAGAACCGCACCGCCAGGCACGCGCAGATTGCCGCGATCATGCTACCGGCCTCGAAAGGATAGCCGACGAAATACCAGATCGCCGGACCCGCAGCAGTAACGACCGCGCCGCGGTCACTTGCGATGGCCGCCGCAGCGACCGGTAGAAATGCCCCCATGGTGGCCCCCGCTTTCCAGATCATCGAGTAGAGACCACGCCAATCGCGGCGATAAGACTGAGGACGCCGATCGCGGCTGGCCGCTTAAGCATGGGCAGGCTTGCCCACATATCGATCGGGAACGGCCGGCGCCGTAGCTGCGCAACCATCCCGCGGGACGATAGATAGAGCATCCCCAGTCCCGTGACGCCGAAGAGCAGCGCGAACGGGTCCATGAACCGCTTGAGCGTGAGGAACCAGCCGGTTGCGGCCGGGTCGCGCGGGTTCCAGTTCCAGAGCGAAACCGCCTCGCCGCCGCAGCGAATGACGATCGCCACCGCGAAGCAGAAACCTGCGACCCGCCAGATGGTGACAGGGTGATTCAAGAGATCCCGTCCGCGATTGCGCCGCCACGCGATCAGCGCGTCGACCGCGAACATTGCTGCAACGACGCACACCGCCGTCATGCCCGCGAGATTGACGACGACTAGCCAGCCATGGCCATCGAAGCTGGGGGGCGCGAGCGTCATGGGCCCGTTCGCGACCGCTTGGGCAGCAAAACTACTGTTGTCTGTCGCAGTCATGCGTCATCCTTTCCTGCGGCCGATGGCCGCTTTGGCGAATCTTCATCGGTGATGGACCTGTTAGTTCGGGAGAATGGTCACGCCGCGCAGCGCAAGCTTCGCGCGCAAGTAGGATGCTATCGCTGCGTCCTGTCGCTCGCCCGTAATCCAGCCCCACACGGCCGCATAGGCGATCGTGCCCGAGTTCATTGGATTGGCTCCGAGGCCGTTCGGGTTTCCACCGACGGTGGCTCGCATGCCGCCGATCCGCCAGACCGTCTGAGGATCAAGGACGTCGGCGCGAAAGGTATTGCGATAGCCGAGGATACCTGCGCCGACCTGCTTGGCCCGGCCTTGGTTGTCCTCTTGGACCTTGAGGATTGGGGCTTGGTACACACCGGTTCCGGTGGCCTGGACTACGCTCACCTGGTTGGCGCCGACGCCATGCGTTATGCCGCTCGTACCCCCTTTGAACATGGTCCCATTGTTATCGCTGTCGTTGCGGTTGCCGAAGATGCAGTAGCCATTCGTGACGCCTGTGTAGACGACGACGGCCGTGTAGCTGGAGCCGAGCAGCGGTAGCGTCGCGTCTGCGTAATAGGTCCCGTTGAACGACACCCCGAGCGCGGTCTTGGTCGGCGTCGCGTTGAACAGGGCGTTGCGCCCGTTCCCCGAGGTGTCGGTCAGGAGCAGCGGGTTGCTGGCGTCGAAGGTCACCATGTCCCACTCGGCAACGAGGCCCTGCCGGGCTTGGCGCGTGAGCTCCCCCGCCGGCGGGACATAGAGGCGTGGGTCGTTCGTGCGAATTACCATGTTATGCTCCCGGCTTGTCGAAGATCGCGCAGAAATTGGGAATGACGTAGGGGCGGCCCTTGGCATCGGCGTAATAGGAAGAGGTGCGGTCGCTATCGCAGAGGCAGCCCCTCGGGCCCTTGCGGCGACCAGCGCCGACCCCCCCGGTGATACCCTGGGAGTACGCCTTGATGGCGTAGGTGTATCGCCAACCAGCAGGCAGGTCTGCGGCCATCCTTATGCACACCGAGCGCGGGCCGACGATCTGCGGGGAGCACGCCATGGCTAGCTCCGCGCCCGTACTCGTGTTGTACACCGCGAAGCCGAGCCCTGCGTCACCCGGCCATACCCAATCGATGTTCCAGCGAAGAGGCGCCACCGGTACGAAGAAGTCGATGATGAAGGTGCGCTTGTCGATGACAGTGAGCCCGATCGGACGGACAGTGCTCGGGCTCTTTCCATCCTGGTAATAGCGGTCAATCATCTTGCCCTCGATCGCGCCCAGCATGCGCTGGTCATGATTGTTGAGGTGCAGACCATCAGTCGTGAAGGTGAACATGTAGCCGGGCGCGATCACAAAGATGTCGGACTCTTCCTCAGCGGCGTCGAGCATGGCCAGCGTCGGCCCGCTGTTTGTGCCAGTCGAGCTAGACCCAAGGGAAACCTGCGTGATGAGCATTGGCTGGTTGAACGCCTGCCCAATGGCGGCCCTGGTATCCGTTTGCCAGTCAGTCCGCAGCTCCTTGAGGTATCCCTTGTAAGTCGGACGGTCGACACCGTTGAATGCGTCCTGCTCGCCATGGTGCAGCACGAGTGCGGCCTCGACGTAGGACTTGCCTTCCGCGGTGGCGCGCGCCTTCGCGGCAGCCACGCGGGCCAAGCCCGAGGAGTACGGTGAGGTGCCCTTTTTGATCTGGGAATAGGCGAGGCCACCGCCGCCCATGTTGTTCGCGACCCAGTCGATCTGGTACGCTGGCGCCCACTGCGGAATACGCCGCAGTAGCAGGTCACTGGCCTGAGCGGCGGCGCCGGACAGGCTCGTCTCTTGCCCGCTCTCGACCAGGGGAATCAGTGCACCCGCGCCAGTCGTGTTCACCGAGCGCTTGTTGCTGAAGTCCTGCGCCAGCGTTATGGCGCCCTCGTTATTGCCGGACATATTGCTTTGACCAGCGCCGGAGATGCCCGCGTAGCCGGACGGCAGGCGCGGCACTCCGGCGAGGCGGGGCAGGCGACTGATCGCCGCCTTGGTGTTGTCGATGTCAGCGGCGACCGATACCCCGCGGACAAACAGATCACTGTCAACGAGGTCCCCCGACGCGCTGAAGGCAAGCAGCTTCCGGCCATCGAGGTCGTGCACGTCAAACTGATCGACATTTGTCGTAATTTCGGAAGCAACCGCCGATATTGCTTGAGACAAGCCTGCAATTGGGGCGGCCGCGCCAGTAGCCGCAGCAGCAGAAGCCGCCGCAGCTGCTGCGGAGTTCGCTGCGGCCGTTACCAGCGGCTGAACTACGAGGGACAGCTGATTATAAAACGCCGTGTCAACGGCATATCCGCCGACCGCGCCAGAGACGTTGACGTACACCCCGTTTTTCGTGGCGTCTGGGTCGGCATAGACCCTAGCTTGACGTCCCGCGGTAGTGACAGGCGCAGCCTGTGCCAATGCAAGCGTGGCATAAGGCTTTGCGCCATCGATCGACGACAGCAGAGCAGATGAAGCTGTATCGCTGAGGCGCGTTAAATACGCGCGCAATGCAGGCATCGGCACATCCTGACCGTCAATCAGGAACGTTGGTAGTTCAGCCATGTAGAGTTCCTAGAATAGTAAGTCAGGATTCGATTGCGAGGACGATGACAGTTGCACCGACAAGGGAGGACACGACCCCCGCGAGGGAGGCTGTGGTGACCTTGACTTGGCACGCGTCCTTCGTGACGCTGCCGGCGACGATCTCGCCTTTCACCGCGCCGAGCAGAACGGACGGCTGCGCGTCTACGAGTTCGACGATGGGCGCAGCTGCGAAGCCAGTGAAGGAAACCAACGCGACCCCGCCAGCCGCCGTCACGCCGCGGAAGAACATCACGCGCTTGGCAGCGTTAAGATTGGGGGCGAGCGCCTTTGTCGTGATTCCGGTTGTTCCGACGTAACCGATCACAGGCTTCACTCCCGTGCCGCCTGTCCAATCGACCACCTTTAGGTATCGAGCCGTCCCGTCGATCTCGATCGCCAAGCTTGGGGTCCATGCCGATGCCCCAGCTGGACCATTGTCAGGCGTGACCGGGTCAAGAACCCCGTCTTGGCGTATCGCCACAGAGCTACCGAGTAGCTTCATGATACGGCAACCGTGATTTCAGGACTGTCCATCGTCGTTGCTCCATCAGTGCTGAAGGCGCGAATTCGGTAGGTGTAGCTGCCGGTCGCCGGAGGGGAATCGCTAGCCGAGAGGGTGGCGCCGAGACCTCCGACGATCGCCGTTGTTGACGCGACGCCGTTGCGGACCATCACCACGTGATCGAACAGCGGCGACTTAGGATTACGCCAGTCCAGCTTCACAGTCAGAGGTCCGGTCTGCACCCCCGAGAATTCCGTCGGCGCATCGAGCGGCATGACTTGCGGTGTGTCGATGATAGGGTCGGCTTGTACGAGCTCACCGGTTGCTCCCACCGCCTTGTACATGGCCGGTGTGAACTCGAAGATGTCCGCGCTGGTCTCCTCAAGTTGCAGCACCACAGAGAAGTCCTGCGACAAGCCCCAGCTGGTCACCTGAAACGCATAATTCGAAAGCCCGTATCGCGCCGTCGCGGCCTGCACCGTGTCGAGCGTTGCGATGCCGATCCCGACGATGTTCATCGGCCACGTCACGCGCCGTTCCGCCTGCGATTTGCGAAGCGCGATCTCGAGGATGCGCTGTCCGCGGTAGCCGCTCGTAATGTGCGCGAGGTCGATCGAGGACTGCCGCACCTCCGCATCATCGATCGACCGGGTCGGCACGTCCCGCGGCTGATACATGTTGTCAGGATCGACGTAGGTCCCGGTCATCTCTGTCGCTATCTCGTCCCCGGAGATCAGGGCAGGGACGTTGATCGGACCGGCAAGGTCGCGTTCGTGGAGCGTAGCGGACGGAGGTACGTAATAGCCGGGCCGCATCAGCATCTTGCCGCCGGTGTACGCGAACGACCCCGCGCAGCATGTCACGAGCGTGTCGCGGATCTCGCTCGGGGCGGCGCCGGTGGTGATGTAGCAGTCAAGTTCATACCGCGGTTCGGTACCGCCGCCCGGAAGCGCGCAGGGCTCGTCACAGACGTTTGCCTGCGCTGACACCCAATCCTCGTCGATCTCGTCCTCGTAGGCGCCGAACCCGCCTTCCTCGCGCGGAATTCGGATCCAGTCGTAGAAGATTAGCGCGGCGTTACGCGTATAGCCCCGTTGGTCGGTACGGGGGTCGAGGATATCGTCCTTACCTTCGACCTCCGCTGTGATGTTCGGCATGCCGGCCTGGACGATCGCATCGACCATCTTGAACTTGGCGTAGATCAGCGCCGTCCCGCGGCCGCGGTGGTTCGCGGTCCACTTCCCCTGCGTTTCGGCGACGAAGGTGGCGTTCGCCGCTTGGTCTTCGGTTCCGCGCGCGAACCACAGCCATGCGTTGTTCGCGTAGGTCCCGCTGGTAACCAGTCCAGCACCGTTGACGGTCACGATCTCGTCGCCCAGATACCAGCGGGTTACGCCCTTGCAGCGATGCCCGGCCACCGCGATCACGAAGTAGCGGAAGTCCTTCCCGACCGGGTGAAAGAAGCAAAGCAACCCGCCCACACGACGCATGCCGTAGATGATGAAGCTGTTCGAGATAGCCTGACGGAACACACTTGGGGTTGCTCCGGCCGTTGACGGTCGACCTGCGAGTAGCGACATCGCCGCGCTGGCAGCGACTGCTAAGGTCGCTGCGACGGCTGCCGTTACCGCTGCCGTCGTCGCGGCACTTGCTGTCGATGCCAACAGCAGAGCCGATATTTGCGGCGCAAAATAAGCGATCGCAGCCGCAACCGCGACGACGGCTACAATCTTGAGGACTTTCCCCATGAAATTCCCTTACGATCAGGCGATGAACAGATTGATTCTCGTGGCTGCGTTGGCAGCGGTCGTTCTTACGATGCCGGCTGAAGCCGAGCGTGCCGCCGCAACTTTCAGCAGCGATAAACCGCAAGCCGAGGTTGTTGCCTGCTTGGCAGATCAGATTAGGACGTTTGATAATCCGAACGTCGCACCGACGGCGGGTGGCGGAGTGAGTATTACAACCCACGTGCTGCACGTGACGCGGATCAATATAACAGTGCTCTCGGGTTCACCGACGAAAATAGAAGTTCGAAATCGCGTGAAGGGAAAAATGAAGAAGATAATAGACGGCTGTCTATAACCTCCAAGCGCCATCAACATCTTTCATCGGAACGACACTGCCGCCGAAGAACACTGCTTTATCACCTCGACAAACACCGATCGCCCAACCCCGGCGAACGATATCTCCCCGCATCGCTAGCCGGGTCGAAATGGGTTCGCCGTGAACTGCGCTGATCACACCCGCCATATCCCGAGCGCCAACGCGGCGCATCATTGCGACCCAGTCTCGCGGCCGACGTGGCGACGGGCCGACGATATCGCAGATGTCCCGACCTGAAGCGACCAAGACGGTCTGACGCCACAGGTCGCCGCAGTGGTGGCTCCAATCCGGATCGGTCAAAGGACCGCATCCTGGCGAGCCTTGGCCCACAGGATCGGCACTTCGACCATCCGCGCTGCATATTGGAACGCGACATCACCGGGGAACCGGCGCTGCTGCCACCAGTCGGTGAACCGCTTAATCGCAGGCCGGCGCTGATCGCGCATTCGACTTTCACCGCCCGCGCTGACGGTGATCGTCTCGCCCGCATCCGTGATGTCATAGGTGTCGAGCCGACCCTTCCATATCTGCTTGAACCCCAAAACCTCGCGATAAAGCGGATCGAGCGCCCCGACGAACAACTCGTAGAGGCAGCCGCGAACGGCCTGGTCGGCGACGTCGTCGCGGAACTCGGCAGGCACAGAGTAGAGGGTCGCTCGTACGCCAACCGCCGAGCCGTCGGTTCCCTCGCCGATCGTGTCGATCGAACCAAGCCCGCCGATCGCAGTCCACTCTTCGCCGGCATAGGCGATAGTGGCGTTGCCGGTGACGGCGAACACTGGATCCGGCAAATCTATGTGGACACCGATGAACGGGCGAAGCTCATGCTTGTCGAACTCGGCAGCCAGCTCGGGCGGTAAGTCGCGGATGCTCATGGCAGTTTCTCGATGAAGTCGAGGGTGTATTCGGTCGCGTCACCAACCGAGGTCTCATTCTGTCCAGCGTCGTCCGATGACAGCTGAAACAGGCTGGTAGGCTGCATCGTGACAGCCGTGCCCGCGGGGATGTCAGCCCACAGCGGTGGATGGATCGAGACGACCGCCCGTCCATTACTGTCGGCGATCGCGCCCGGCCGCTGCACCATGTGCTGCCGACCGTCGCCACCGATGTAGTCTCCCGGTAGAAACACACGCGCGCCTGGCTTCAGACCCACGAACGCCATTGAGGTCGCACCGGCTACCGCCGCTTCATTGGTCGGCTCGGCATTCGCCGGGATGATAAACCGCTCGCCCAGGGTAAATTGCTCGCCCCCCGCAAAGGGGAAGCGGACGCCCGCAAACTGCTGATAGTAGCTCCGTAGGCCGACGGGATACGGTCGACGAAAATCCCACAGAGCCACAGGGTTCAACCCGCCCTGCATCTCCATGATCAGAGCATCGAGCAGGCCTCCCCAAGCCCCCGTGCCTTCATCACCATCATAGCCTGCACGGAACGTCATGCGGCTGATCCAACGCGGCGCCGAAAGGCCGTAGACCTTGCGGGTCCGTGTGATCGGGCTCTCAGCACCGCCCACGTGCGGCTGAAGATAGTGCGTCACGCGGTACGGCGAGAGGCCGTCAGGCCAGACGAGATCAACCACGACGACGATCCGCATCGCGAATGGCCTGAATCGTGTCCTGCTTCACTGCCCCAGCCAAACGATACACCTCCGACCGTGTTGCAAGATCGACGCCGCCCGCGACGGTAATCGATTGGTGGAACGTATTTCCACCGCCGCCAGCGTCGTTGCCGGGCTTCCGGATATCGACCATCTCCCCACGGCTGAGACGCATCGAGACGACATTGCGGTCAATGCCGGACATACCGCCCACCTTGAACGATCCACCGGTAGCGAAGCCCGGAAGGCCGGTCGTGTCGGCAGCGCTTATCCCGCCGCCTTCCCAACCGCCCATGTCGACCGGACCGATCGTACCAGCCCCGCCCTTGCCAAGCAGCCCGCCGATCGCGCTGCCGATCGCGCCGAGCAAGCCACCGCCGCTGGACCCGCTCGATCCTACCTTCGAGAACAGGCTGGCGATCAGGTCGGCAAGGCTGTTCAGCGCCTCCTCCATGCCCTTCGCGATCCGATTCTTGAACCAGTCCTTGGCAAAGCTCTTGAGGTCCCCGTCGAGAGCCGCCTGGACGCCGTCCTTGAACGTCGAGCGCCAGACGCCCGTCAGACGAGCCTTATCCTCCTCGTCGACCTCCATAGTGGCTTGCGCCTGCGCCGTAGCGGGGTCGACCAGCTGAGCTTCAAGTTCGCGCGCGCGCTTGCGGATATCGATCAGGCGCTGGGCCTGTCGGATTTCCTCGTCGCTATCACCACGCAGCTGCGCGAGGCGAACGGCGCGATCGGCTGCGTCATCCTCGAACCATCGAGCGCGAACACGGGCGCGGGCGGCATCCGTCGACGCCTGATCGGCTTCGGCGAGCTTGGTCGCCTCGGCGAGATCATTCGTCTGTGCATAGTAGAACGCGATCCGCTTCTTGAGTTCGGCCTGTCGAGACAGGCTATCCTCCAGCGCGGCGTTCTGATCGAGGTGCGCGATGTCGAGTGCGACCTCGGAGCGCTCGTCGGCGATCGCCTTGGCCGACTGAGCCGCGCGCGCTGCCGCCAGATCCTTCATGTCACGCGCCGCAGCGATCCGCGCCTGGTCGAGCGTCAGGCCGGTGCGCTGATACGCTTCGATCTGCTTCGACAGGTCGAGTTTGTCCTGAAGGACTTGCTCAGCCTCACGATCGCCGCGCAGCCGCGCAGCTTCCAAATTGATCTGCGCGCGCAACTGCTCGCGGTTTTCCGCGTCATATTTGGTGTCGCGGCCCTTCTTCTCATGCGACTTCTTGTCCTTGCCGGGTTTCTCAAAATCAACCGTGCGCTTCGGACGAGGCACATCTGGCGTCGGCGCCAGCTTGGGCGGCGCAGGGTTGTCGTTCGCAGCATCGGGTCCGCCACCGAAGCCAAGAGTGTTCTTCAGCGCCTTGAACTTGTCGCCGATGTATTTGGCCGCGCCGCTGATCCACGTGAGCAGCCCACCGAACTTGTCGACGAGCCAGCCCTTGACCCCCTCGTACACGCCCTTTGCGGCCGACACGACGTTCGGGAAGACGGTAGCAACATAGTCGACGGCCGTCTGCACCGCTCCGGACATCCATGTCAGGACCGAACCGAAGCCGTCGCTGAGCCACGCCTTCGCGGCCTCGTAGACGAGCCGGAGGGGAGCCTCGATATCTGGCACCAATGCGACGGCCATGTCGACGATCGTACCGAACACGGCCTCGATCATGCTGCCGGCGGCTTCCCACGCGCCTGCGAAGTTCCCGCTGAGCAGCGCGCTGATCAGGTCAACGAACCCGCGGACGACGTCGAGGAAGCCGCTGATAGCCTGCGCGCCAGCATTGAGCACGCGCACGAGCAGTTCACCGAACATCGCGAGGACGCCGCCCAGTACGGTGCCGATCACATCAGCAAGGCCCGTTATGACGCCGATCAGGAACGAGAAGGCGGAGCCGACCGGCCCGCTCGACAGCGCGGCGAAGATCCCACCGACCTTCGACATGATCGCCTCAAGCGGAGGCCCTAACGTCGAGACGAGTTTGTCCCAGACCTGCCCCATGACGATCAAGATCTTGTCCTTGAATAGCAGGAAGGCGGAGATCGCCAGCCCGACCGGCCCGAGGAACGCGAGGAAGCGGCCAGCGAGCATCGTGAGCACACGAACCAAGCCGGCCTCGCCGAGCATGCCGATGATCGTCGACACGGGCGAGATGATCAGCGCCAGCACGCGCCCGACCATGCCAAAGCCCGACACGAACTTGGCGAGCAGAAACGCGCCGATATGACCAAGGATCAGTGCGAGCGGCCCCAGCGCGGCCGAGAACGCCGCGAATGCGGCACCGACCTTCAGCACGGCAGGCGGTGCATGTGCGATGCCCTCCAGTACGGACGCGAACATGTTCTTGATGTTCGTCATCACGTCGAGGATCCCGGTATCGCCGAGCGCGATCTTCACGCTTTCCCACGCGTGCGAGATCCGCTCGCCGGCTGCGGCCGAACCCTCCATGCGCTTCGCGATCTTCGCCTCGACGTCCCCACCGGATACAGTCGCGGCGAACTTCTCGAAGCCAACACGCCCCTGTTCCATGAGGCCGATCGCCGTACGCGCAGCATCCGAACCAAAGATCGTCTTCAATGCATCTGTCTTCGATACGTCGGACAGGTCGCCAAGCTTGTCGCGCAGGATCTGCGCCTGCTCGGAAACGGGCTTCATCTTGCCCTGTGCGTCGAAAAACTCGATGCCGAGCTTCTTCATGGCGAATTTGGCTTCGTCGCTGTTGCCGACGAGGCTCTGGATATACGTCTTGAACGACGTGCCCGCGTCCGACCCACTGCTAAACTGCGCACTCGTCGCGGCGATGGCCGTCGCGAAATCGGTGAAGCTGACACCGGCCGATGCGGCGACACCGCCACCCTGCGACGTGGCATCGGCGAAATCTTGAAACCCGAACTTGGATGCATCCATCGCGCCGACAGTCTGGCTGACGATCGCGGGCAGATCGGCCGCAGTCTTCTTGAACTGCCCGAGCACGTCGGTGACAAGACCAGCGGCCGGCGCTACGTCGACCATGCCAGCAGTCGCCAGATCAAGCGTGGCCTTCAGGCCACCGCCGAGGATCTCGGACGTCGACAGGCCGGCAAGCCCGAGCTCCTCGATGCCGCTGGCGGCTTCGGTCGCACCCTTACCGACAGCCGGCCCGAGGTTGCGCGCCTGGTCGGACAGATCCTTCAGCTGCTTACCCGTGACGTTGTCGAGCGCCGCCTCCACGCGCTTCATCTGGCCCTCGAACGTGCCCGCGCCCTTATCGATCGTCTTGACCATGGCGAGGAACGGCACGGTGATGCCGAGCGTCACGCCGGCACCGACGCGCTTCAGACGCGTCTCGACCGCTTCGAACGCCTCGACAAGCTTGCCGAGGACGCCTTCGACGCCCTTGGCCTTGCTATCGAATTCCGAAGTGTCTGCACCGAATACGACTCGGGCTGCGCCGACGACTGCACTACTCACCGGCTACCTCCGTGATTGTGGCACCGGAGCGGCCCGCCCAGGCCGCTGCGGCATTGTACATGTCCTGCCAGTCCATCCGCTTCGCTTTGGGCTTCTTGGGCGTGAGGAGGCCGGACAGGGGCGGGGCCTTCTTGACGCGTGTCAGCATGGCGGTGAGCCATGCTTGTTCGGTCATTCGGTCCCGTTCGGTTGTGATCGCTTGTGCGCGGGCAGCGACTGCCGCCTCGAGGAGGCGGGGCGTCTGGTGCCAGAAGGCATCTGGGTCGAAACCGAGTTCGACCCAGATGCCTAGGGCCTTCCCGTAGTCCCACGGGGTTTCTTCGGCGCCGGCTTTCCCGGCGCCGCCCGAGGGTCCGCGCCCGGCTTCGCCACCTCCGGGAAGGAAGCCTGCAACGCCTCAGCCAGCAGTTCAGCTGCCTTCGTCGGACCGATGTCACCGATCAGCCGCCCGGCCTCCAGATCGGTCATCGCGCCATGCTTGGCTGCGAGACCGATCCGGAACACGGAACGGATCGTCGGCGCGCTGCCCGCGAGCTTCGCGCCGATCTCGTCGATGCTGATACCGAGATCGGTGTCGATCTCGCACAGCGCGTTGAAGTCCATGACGAGCGTGAAGTTGCTGCCGCACGCATGGAAGGCGACTTCGCCCTTGAGCTTGTTCGCCATGGTCAGGCAGCCGGCGTCATCACGGGCTTGCCCGAAATCTTGAATGTGGCGCTGCCGGTCATCTTGTCGTCCATGGGCGCGGCGCGCCCGTGCGCGGTCGCGAAGCCGTTGTAATCGAGCGTGGCGGCGTTCGGGAACGTGATGCGCCACGCCTCGACGGTGTTGGTCGCGAGGTGCGTCGCGACGACGGCGTCATCTGCCAGGCCGGGGACGAGATTGTAGACGATCCCGACCTCGCCTGCATCGCTCAAGCCGGGCTTGAACTCGCGGTGACGATCTGGACTGCCGAAGTGCGTGAAGTCGATGCTGTCGCGCGCGAGTTCGGGCAGCGTAAGTTCGGTGATCTCGGCGAACGGCACGTAGGTGCTGGGGCCGGTCTTCTTGCTGATGATAGTCGCGAAGCCGATGTCGGTCGCGGGAACGGTAGCTGCCATGGTGTCCTCCTGTTGCGCCGGAGCGCCTTGTCGTCGGTTGGTGGCGATCAGGTCGCCGGGGTTTCGGTTTCCGTCTGAGCAGCCACCTGAGCCGGGGCGGGGGCGGGTGCTGGCGAAACGGTTGCGGTCGCGGGCTTCGAGCGCTTCGGCTTCGACGGCTGCTTGGCCGTTGCGTCGATTTCGGTAGCGATGCGAAGGCCGACCAGCTGTTCACCGCGTTCGGCCGTGACGGTCATCTTGGTGCCGGCGACGACGTGGCGATCCTTTTCGTCTGCCGCCTCCAGATCGTTGAAGTCCTGCGTGATCTCGATGCGCATGATTCTGCTCCTGCTCAGTTTGCGTGCCAGACGAGCACGTCGATGGATTGACGAAAAATCGGGCCTTGGGCGTCGGTGTCATCGCCGGTCCGGCGCCCGAGAATGAAGGTCCGCAGGCGAACTTCGCGGACAGTGCCGCGGAAGCCGACGAGCGCGCCGCCTTCGCCTGCAATCGTGTCGGCGACGTCGCGCGCCGCCTTGTACGTGCGGCCCCAGACGTCGACCTGCACGCGCGACCGGGTCCAGCCGCTTGCACCGGTCATCGTCATACCGGGTATGCCCGTGACGCCGAATAGTGCGACGCCCGGTAACGCAGAGCCCTGCGGTCGGAGTCCCCAGTCGACGCGGGTATCGACGAGCACCTTCAGCGCCACTGTCTCCAGCAGCTTGGCTCGCAGCGCCTCTTCCATGATTCAGCCCTTCTTGGCGGCGTCGAGGATTGCGTCGATCCCAGCCGCCCCGATACGGCGCAGCGTTTGATCGACGCGGCTATCGAACGGCGGGCGGATGAACGGATGCGGCGCTTGGTGGAAGTTGCCGAACTCCTCCTGCACCGCCTGGACGAGCGGGCCGGGGCCGGCGTAGACTTCGATGTCGGCGATCGGCGTGTTGATCGCGGCCTGATGCGGCGACAGTTCGGTGCTGACCGTGACGCTGTCCGCCATCTTGCCGGACGCCCGCGCCGCCAAGCCACGCATCTCGCTTGCCATCGGTTCGAGTTCGTCACTGATGATCGGTACGAGTGTTTCTCGCTTCAGGGCCTCGCTCATGGCGAGCACCTTGCGACGAATGTCCTTCGTGCCCTCGATCCGGACACGCATCTTCACGATGCTTGATCCGGCTGCGTCGAGGCGGTGATCTCGACGCCGACCTGCCGCCCGCCGTGTTCCTTGGTACCGGTCACGCGGTAGCGCGCCCCTTCGCAGACGATCTCGTACGTGGCATCGATCTGGCGAGTGAGGCTATCCGACCTGACGATGAACCGGGTCGTAAGTTCCTGCCCTTGGGCCGATGCGCGGACACGCTCGGCATCGCCGATGTCGGTCTTCTTCGCCCACCGCTTGCCGACTTCAGCCATGGGCCCGAGGACGGATGCGACGCCGTCATCGATCATCGTCGCGCGCTGGACTGATATGCGGCGATCCAGCGATCCTGCGTCCAGGCCCATTACGTGTAGACCCGGAACGGTTGCAGCAACGCATCGGCGGATACGCTCATCGGCACCTTGGACATCACACCGCTGCCAGCCGTCTCGCGGTTGCGGTACATGTCACCGACCATCAGCAGGATCGCGACGATGATCGGCGCCGGGACGGTCACGTAGCCGGCCTGATACGTAATCCGCACCGACCGGCTGTGGCCGCGACATGCCCGCGTTGACGACCACGACTTGCCCCAGGCCGTGCCAATGACGCCATCGCGAATCTCGTAGTTTGCTGGATCGAGCACGCGCTCGACGCCGGCAGTGTCGTCATAGACGATGTTGATGATTTCGAGCACGGGCGGATAGGGCAACGCGATCGGGTCATAGATGAAACCGTCTAGGCCAGCTTCGAGCGTCTGCTCGCCGATGGCGCGCCCGAGCCAGCCGTCCGGGCCATCGATATGTCCGGTTGCCGCATCGATGAACGCGCCGATCAGCGCGTCGTCGTCATTACCATCCACCCGCAAATGCTGTTTCGCCTGGTCGAGAGTGACGACGCGCTCGGCTGGCGTGATGACAACGACACGCTGCATCGGTCAGTTCTTTGCCTTGCTGGGCTTGGTAGCCGCAGCGTCGACCTGACTCTCACCCGACGAGGTGGGGGCTGGCTTGGCAGCAGCCGCCAACTGCTCTTCGAGTTCGGCTACGCGGGCGGTCAGACCGGTATTCAGCGTCGTGAGGCGCTCATGCTCGGTCCGGGCATCAGCCAATTCGCGCTGCATGGCCTCACGCTTATCAAGCTCGCCCTGACACCTTGAAGCAAGGTCGTCATTCGCCTTCGTTGCTTCCGTCAGTCGCGCGTTGAGCGCGTTATATTCGCCCTCCGCCTTGCTCGCATTCTCGCCGAGCTTCGCGCGCAGGTCCGCGATGACCTGCGCGGAGTCGTTGCTGCCCGGCAGAGCGGGCGCGTCGTCGGGGATTTCCCGCAGGCATCCAGCGTTCTTCAGACGCACAGCCTGGTCGACGTCGGGCTCGGGAAGGAATTCGTCGCCCGGTTCGAATTCCTTGGCAGTACGCACGTCCTGGCAGGACGAGATCACAAGATATCGCATGGTTCACCCATAAGCTTGGAGGAACCGCCCCGGCCGTGCCGGGGCGGGCAGGATTAGGCGGGAACCGTCAGGCCGATGAACGGCGAAACCTTCCAGCCGTTCTCCTCCTGAATCGGTGCGGCAAGCCAAGGCTTGCCATCGACGTTCCAGAAGATCTTGATCACCGTCTTGTTCTGGCGGAACAGGACGTGCTCGGACGCGGCGACGAACGGGCCGGACCCATCCTTGATCAGGTACTGCGACCAGTCACACAGCGTGACGTCGCCCTTCGTGCCGAGAACGGGCGAACGGTTGTTCCACCGCACCGGGTAGCCCATCAGCGTACCGGCGAAGCCGTCACGCGCGTCGGGCTTCCAGATGTAGCGACCTTCCGGATCCTGAAGCGTCGCGATCTGGGGAAGCGCGCCCTGCGGCATCGACCAGACGGGCGACGTACCGCCGCGCATCAACAGATGCGAAACCATGTCGACGAGATCGAGATACTGGATCTGGCCGGCACCTCGGCGGTTTACGTAGAGCATCGCGCCCGAATTGACCGCGCCGAGCGGCTTGCCGACGCCATCACCGCGGAGAAACGCGTAGTCTTCGGCCTGCGTCACCGCGTCGCGCAGCAACCCTTCGAGGAAGGAGCTTGCTGCCGTCCAGTTTCGCAGCATCTTGTCGGTCACCACCATCGTGCCGGCGACTTCCTTCGGCTCCAACGTGATCGACCGAAGGCTGACGTCGGTCTCGGGCTTGGTGTCGCCTTCCTCGATCCACTGGACCTGCACACCGCCGAACACGTTGTTGGGCCCTGCGCCGTTCTGATCCAGAGCAGGGATCGTCAGCGCGGCGTCAGGCGGCGAACCGGCGGGGATGACATTGGCGCGTGGACGCACAAGGGCGTCCTGCGCCTGGACGCGCATGATCTCCGTGCGGAACTGCGTCGGTACGAGGAAACCGCCGCCCGTCTGGTGCTGGTCCATGCGCAGTTCCGCGCCGATCTCGGTGCCGTCCTCGCCCGTCGCACCGACGCCCTCGACGAAGTTCAGACGCTGGTCGTTCGGATTGAAGCGAACGGCCGACATGAACTCGCCGAGGCTTTCGAACTCACGGGCGCCGTGCGGGCCCGCAGGGACGGTCGGCCCGTTGCGACGAGCGACAGCCGTGGTCACAACGTCGCCAGCAGCTTCGGCCGTCTGGAGGGTCGTCAGGCGAGCGATGCGAACATCGAGGGCTGTGAGGTTAGCGTTTGCGGCATCGTACGCGGTCGCCTCTTCCGCGGTGAAGTCGCGGTTCTCGCCTTCCGCCGCGTCGATCATGCCGCGCAGCTGCGCGACGAGCGTGAGGCGGCTGGCGCGCAGGGCCGCGAGCGGAGCGGGGGTATGGCCGTTCGGGTCGCGCATGTAGCGCCCGCGCTGGCGTTCGGTCGCCGACATCGGCCCGAGGATCGCGGCCATGGATGCAGCCGCGAGAAGCATGGTCTTCCGCATGAGATATCTCCGGGCCCGTAGGCCAATAAGAACGAATGTGCCGGGCGCACGCCGTCGGCCGCTCGCGCCCGGTGGGCGAGCGAGGCGATCCCCTCCGAAGGGTAGGATTTCAGTTGAGCGCGAGGGCTCGCTTTTGCCGCTCGGGCGCGAACCTCTTTGGCACCGGAGCGCCAGCACCGAAGCGCGCCAGCGTTTCACTCATGGTGGCAACGCGGTCCGCCATTCCCTCGCGAACGGCCGCTTGCGCGCCGAGCATGCGACCCTGTCCAAAGCCATCGCGAACCGCCGCGGCGGTAACGCCACGGCCGGACGCGACGCGATCGACGAACATCGCGTAATAGTCGTCGGTACGGCCCTGCATGTAGGCTCGGGTCTCATCCGACAGCGGACCGATCAGACCCTCGCCTTTGAACTTGCCCGAGGCGATGATCTCGCGAACGACGCCGTCTTTCGCCAGCTTCTCGGTGATGTCGTCATACGCCATGCGCACGCCGATCGCGCCGACGGCCGAACTTGGCGAGACGACGATCTCGTCTGCCGGCGAACCGATCCAGTAGCCGGCGCTGGCGAGGTTGCCCGTCACCTGTACGACGATCGGCTTACGACCCTTCACGGCCGCGACGGCAGCCGCGGCTTCGTCGACCCCTAGGACGTTGCCACCCGGCGTGTCCGCATCGACGATGATGGCCTTGACGGTATCGTCGTCGGCCATCTGGTCGATCATGGTGGCGAAGCCCTCGGCAGTCGTACCGCCGCCCGTCGAACTGTTCTGCACCACGCTGGCGCGAGGCGAGATGATGCCGCGCAGCGGCACGACGGCGACCGATCCTTCCCGGCGGGCAACCGCCGACGCGGTCGCGGGCGCGATGCGCGCCTCGATCTCGCTGGCGGAGAGCTTTTCTCCCTCCGCCTGCATGGCGAGCATGTCGACGATCGCGAGCAGCTTGCTCTCTTCCATCGCCCAATACTCCGACGCGAAGGCGCTGAGCAGATACGGGTATTTCATGATCAGTCCTTGTCGGCTGGCGGGGGTGTCGGCGCTGTCGGCGTTGCCACGGGCTCGGTGGCAGGTTTCCCATTCTTCGCTCGCTCCAACGTTTGCACGTTGTTCGACACGAAGTTGATGTCGCCATCCGAGCCGATGCCGTTCATGTCTTCGTAGGCGAGGATCTGATTGATGGTCATGCCTAGTTCAAACATCGTCTTATAGAACGCGGCGCGGGCCTCCATGTCGCCGCGAAGAAGGGCGTTCATGTTGAACTTTACCTTCAGGCCCTTTGCGCGCTCCGCCTCGGTGAACATCTTCCACGTAAGCTCTTGCTCGGTCGCCTGAACCCATGGTGCGACGGTCTGCATGATGAAGCCAATCATCAGCTGCTCGATGCCGCTGCCCCAGCTGGTCGACTTCTCATGGCTTTGCAGCAAGACGAGCGGCACGTCATACATCCGTGCGATTTCGGCGATCTGAAACTCACGGGTCGCCAAAAACTGACCGTCTTCCGGTGGGATTGTCGTCGAGATGAACTTCATCCCTTCTTCAAGCACCTTGACCCGGTGGGCGTTCTCAAGCCCGCCTTGCTTCTCTACGACGCTTGCCGGGTTTTCCGGTGCGGCTTTTTGCTCGCCGCTAGGCGTGCTGATGTTGCCGCGCGACTTCCCGCCCAGCCGGCCGGGATGCATGAGGAAGCCGCCAGACTTCATGTCGTTGGCAAAAAACTTCCCCCCGAACGTTTCAAGCGCCTTCGCCATGCCGATCGCTTCGCGGGCCAACGCGACCTGCGAAAGACCGATATAGCCATCGTGGCTGAGGTCCATGATGTGCGCGACGTTGTCTTGGTTAAGCTGGTACGTCGTGCCATCGATGTTCGTCCGGAAGACGAGCTTATCGCCATCGCGGTGCGGACGCGTCCGGTCTGGCAGCAGCGGCCATAGGCCAACCGCTTCGCCGCGTCCGTTCCGCTCGATCTCCTGATAGCCGTTGCCCCACAGCAGGGCATGGCCCTGCGTCGTCTTGCGAAGGGTACGCGACGACATGAAGTCGTTCGGCCGCAGGCCCAACCGCTCCGACATTGGATGCCAGCCGACCCGTGACCAACCACCCACGCCGTCCGGCTGGACGATGCTGACGGGAAAGTTCGCGATTGGGTTAGCGATGCGGTTTACGCAGGCGAAGACTGTTGGCGAGTAGAGCGCATTGCTCTCCGATACGAACGTACCGGCCTTGGTGGCTCCCCCGCCAATCATGCGGAGAAACCAGCCGTCGTTCGCACCAACGCTGGACGATGGCCCGTAACCTCCCGAAGCTTCGATCGCGCCAGTAGCGGGCGCAGCGAGAGCCCTCAGGGCGTTGGTCAGACGTCCCATCAGATCTCATCCACTTCGATTTCGAGGATACCACGTTCTTCATAGACCGAAGGACCATCGGCCTCCGGGTTCCGGCTCATTAGCGTCACAGCGTTGAACATCGCCGCCAATGGATCAATTTTCGCGCCAGGCGACGACTTCACGATCGCCACGGCGCTCGTGCCGCGGGGCTCCATCTTCGCGTTCCCGACGCACCACTGCATCATTGCCGTACCGGCATGGCGCAACGTGCGTGCGGCAAGCTTCCGTGCCGACCCCTTCACCGCAGCGCTGAGCTTGTACCCCTGAGGTATGGAGGTCAGCTGCATGATAGGATCGAAGTCATTGAGCGCGAGCTCGTCGACGATCGCGGCCACGCCCATCGGGTCCAACCCGATCGCCCCGGTATCCGGGAGCAATCCAGCATCTCGGACCTTCACAAGAATCTCGACGACACCACGTACGTCTTCGGTCAGATCCTCTTCGTCCGTGCCAAGGTCATCGGTCAGATCGATCGGCGCGTCGTCATCGGCCATCATGCACTTGGTGAGAGAGCCCTCCTCGATCAGCTCGTCTAGCTTCGTTACGATGTCCTTGCGACGATCCCACACGACGGACCACGCCCAGGCATGGCACCATACGAGCCAGCGCTTGGACCCCTTCTCGCGACCGATCAGACAGAGCCCGAGAAGATCGTCCAGTCCGCCGCCATCGATACCGGCGACGATGACTTCACACCGCCGGATAAGCGCGTCGACGTCGATCGTGCGGTCGACCGCTCGATCCCAGAACGGCGCGCCCGTCCAGCGGTCCCGGCTGAGCCGGGTGCCGATCTCGACGTTGAGATACTTGGCGAGTACGATCTGCGACGAACTGTCGCCGTCCTCGCCCCGACCTTCCTTCGCCAGGCGCAACTTGCGCTGGATGAAGCTGACCGACTGGGACCGGCCAAGGTTCGGGTTGGTGACGTAGAAGTTGGTCGGGTCGAGATAGGACTCGTCGTCCCGCATCGACTTCGGCCACTCGTAGAGCATGCCGAGGCTGCGCGGATCGACGATCGTCCCATCACGGACACCGCGAAAATAGTCGAGTCGATCCTTGAACACGCCGACCGGCCGCTCGTCGCTATGTGTCGTCAGGTAGATGACGAAACCCTCGGGACGTGATGCAAGGCCGCCGGTCGCTTCCTCAAGCATCGACTCAGCGCCGGCCCGCTTGCCGAAGATCCATAGCTCGTCGATCAGGACAAACCCGGCCTTGCTACCGCCCACCGTCTGCGTATCCGCCGCGATGACCCGCAACTCCGCGCCGGTGACGCGGTGTTTGATCATGCGTTGGTTGTCGACGATATGGAGCAACTCGCGCAGGCTCGGGTCGGCCCGAACCATGGCAGCGGCCGGGCCGTAGCTGTTGTTGGCAATCTTCTGCGTGGGGGCGAGGATGCTAAGCCCCGCCTCATGTCGCCAGTTGCGAATGAGCGCGGTCAACATGATGCCCGCCGCGATCGTCGACTTGCCGTTCTTCTTCGAGATGAGGAGCAAGAACTCCTCGATCAGTCGGTTGCCCGTACTGGCGTCGTAGGCGCCGAATATCGCGGCGACCAAGTCGAAGACGAACGGTTCGCAAGCCTGCCCGAACGTAGGCTGGCCTGCGACATCGACCATGCGCAGCGACTTGAATACGTCCAGCGCAGCTGCCGCCTCGGACGGAAACAGGGGGACGAACGGCACGAGTGACTGACGCTCGACGATGCGGCGCTCCCAATCGGGAACTGCCGTCGTCCAGACGGGCTGGATAGCGCCGGTCAATTGAGCAGATTGGGAGGCGGTGCCGGCGGTTCAAACCGCCCGCGCACTTCCTCCGCCGCCTGTTGCGCCATCTGTTTCTTACCGACCCGCTCGGGGGCAGGCGGACGAGCATGCTGCGAAACGCGATCCGAGAGGTCGGCAAGCCGTGCCTTCTCAAGTCGGCGTGCCAGTTCCTTCTCCGCTGCGACGCTGCCACCCTTCGCCGTTTCGTTCAGCCTGTTTAGCTGAACCATCTCGAAGCGGAGGGCAGCGGCTTCGCGGTGAGCAAGCTCGGAAGAATAATGTTTGCGCAGCGTTGGGACCGAGACCCCGATAGCCGTCGCCGCTTGTTTGGCGCTCAGGCCGCGAGCGAACGCCAACAGGACCTTGTTCGAGTTCGCAAGGGACCATGAATGTTCGGGTCGCCCACGACCTTCCTTGCGCGGAAGGATCGGGTCGCCGAACAGGTCACTCCCCGAAAAATCCGCGTCGCTCAAAAAAAATCTCCACGTGAGAGGATCAGCGGTCCGCGACGGGGTGCCCCTCCGTGGTTTTCACCCCCCCCCGGTCACCGGTCGCGCCGCTCTTCGCGTTGCTTCGCTCCGTCGTGACACGGCTTGCACAGCGTCTGAAGGTTGGCTTCGTCCCAGAACAGCCGATCGTCGCCACGATGCGCGCGGATGTGATCGGCAACTAGCAACGACGTATTGCCCTCGATCCTACCGCATCCCGCCATCTGGCAGGTGAAGCGATCACGCGTGAAGATCGTAAGACGCAGCCGCTTCCACCGCGCCAGCTTATACCAACCGCGCCACGTCACCGTGCGCCGTTCGGCATCATATGCCTCGCGCCCAGGCAGGCGACCGATCGTCGGTGCCAGCGAACCCAGCGTTGGCTTGAGGCTCGTCAGCTTGACCATGCACATGAACCTAAACGGCGTCGGGCAGCGCAACCGAAGTCATGCCGCCCGACGAAGGTATCGATAAGGGAGATGCTGCCCCGAACCCGAAGGCCCAACCCAGCGTGTCAATAAATAGGCGGGTTTGGTGCGATAGAACCACAAGAGAATGTTGCGCGCCGATACTTTCACCGTCTTGACACGTCAGTGCTAGGATTTGTGCGGTTCACAGCGTTGCAGATGGCCGTGATCGTCCGCGAGTAACGCATCTGAACACCCGTCACGCCCATGCGCACGCCCAGTTTCGGCATCAGCGACCGCCACGGAACTTCGCGCTTGCCGCTCGCCAATTCGCGGATAGCCAGCCCAATCAGCTTTCGATCGTCGGGCGCGACGGAATCCAGCCAACCGAACGCCTCTTCCATCTCAGCGATGTCCTCGCGCGTCTGCGACGCAGCCCGGAACGCGCCGTCGGTGCTGATCACGTCACGACCGCCCGCATCATAGTCACCCGCCAACACGTCCCGGCTGATCTCCGGCCAAGCACACCGCAACGTTTGCCAGCCGCGTTCGCGATCGGGGTACCGCCAGCACGTCAGCATCGCCTCGACCAGACGATCCTGCACATCGTCGAACGACAGGAAATCTGTAGTGGGAAGGTGATTGCCCATCCTCCCAAGATTGGGAGGATCAATGGGAGGATAGAGAGTAGTATTATCAGGCACTTATGCATCCTTTGGGAGTGTGGGAGGGAAAACGCAAAAGGGTCGTCGTGTGTGCGCCTGTGTCTGCGCGCTACGGAAAGGGGCTGCGATATCCCTCCCAAGCTCCCACACCCTCCCAATGCCGCAGAAAACCGCGGTTCCCAGACATCTCGCATCCTCCCATCCGTGGGAGGGCGGGAGGATCAGAGCGGGTCGTTGAAGTCATTGTCATCCTTCGTCGGGGGCGCGGGGGGCGCGTCGTTGGGGTTCTTGCGACGTGGTGGGGGGAGGTCATCCTCGGTCGGCCGACCATCGCGGACGAAGTCCGACGCGATGAACATCGGCCAGATGTCGCCCCAGACCATCGAACTGGACTTTCGCTTCTTGAAGTTCTTTCGCTCCAGCTGAGCGGCGAGATACTTCGGAGACCAAGGCTTGCCACTGGCGGGCAACAGCTGTGCCCATGTCTGCCAAGCGGCGAACAGTTCGTGCAGCGCGCTAGACCCCATCGTCTCGCCAGCCACCCGCTCGATGCACAGCGCGAGGAACTTGCCGAGGATGTCGTTCTCGTCGAGATACGCCTCGGTTGCTTCGCGGATGGTGTCGGGCAGCGGCAGGCCGGTCGTGAGGTACTGAAGCGCACCCGCAACCATTCTGTTGAGGATGCCGCTTGCCTCTCGCACGAGCTTTGCCTTCAGCTGCGGATCCTGCTCGTCATCGGGGATGATGATTTCCCAGGGGATCAGCTGCATGCGTCGACGAATACCGTGATCGGTACCGATGCGCGGCCGGTTGTTCGCGATGATCGTGTTCTTAAACGTGATGATCAGTTCGAACGGTGGCTTCATGAGCTCGCGCACGCCGCCCTTGGGCTCGTCGCTGGTCAATTCCTTCACTAGGCCGTCGGATAGCTTCGAGCCTTCCTCCGCTTCGTTCGCATAGACCATCCGCCGACCGGCGAGCGCCGCCAGATCCGGAGACGCGTCCGATCCCTTTCGCGATCGGTCGGCTTCCATGAACGTGTTGATCGATGCGGCCCAGGCATAGTCGCCGAGGATCGCTCGTTTCGTGTTGATCCAGACGCCTTTGCCGTTCGCACCCTCGCCGTAGAAGATCGCCATCTTCTGCGCGGAGGCGTCGCCCAGCATGTTGTAGCCAGCCCACACGTCGAGGAAGGCGCGCATGTCGTCCTTCGGCTGCACGCGCGAGAGGAACAAATCGTAGGACGGGCAGGTCGCACCCGGTTCGTACGCGGCGGTGCCGATCTTGGAGATCAGATCCTTGCGGCGCGGCTTGACGAGGCGAACCGTCGCCGGCTGACCGTTCTCCGCTCGCGTGAAAATCAATGTGCCGTTGTCCATATTCACCAGCATCGGATCCGCGTCGAAGTCGGCCGGTCGCGCGGACACCCGCGCCTCAGCCATCTTGGGGAGGCTGGCGATATGCCCGGCACCTTCCGACGTCCGGCCCCATTTCGATATGGTATCGGACAGGAGCGTGATGCTGCCGTCGCGTGCGACCTTCACGACGCGATCGAGCCGCGCCTTCTGCTGCTCTTCATGCGCCGCCAGCTGCGCCGCATCGATGCCGGAAGCCGGCGCTTCCGGGATGCCGGTGTCGCGGATCGCTGCGGCTTCTTCTTGGATAGCCCGCATGGTGTCCTGTATTGCCCGACCGAGCAGGCTGACCGCCATGTCACGATTCCAGCGACGGCCGTCCCACGCCAGCCAACCCCATTGCTCTACGTACAGGAAATCTCGGCCGTACCGCTTGAGGAAGCGCTCGAGGTTGCCAAGGTCGGTCTGGGGCAGGAACGCGCATTCCCGCGTCAGATCGGTGCCCCCTTGCCCCTTTCCTATGCGATTGCCGCCGTTGCCTCCCGCTTGGGAGCTTGGCTTGCCATCCTCAGTCGAACCGGGGGCGGGGGGAAGATTCCGCGCAGACTGCCGGGGAGGGCCGCGCTCCCTGCGGGCGCGCGCTGATGCAGCGATCTCGCTGAGATCGCGCGGTTGCTGGAGACCGGCTGTCCATCCGCTGCCGAGCGTGGCGAACAGCTGCCGTTCGTCGTCATGTCCGGGATTGGACCGGGCCGCGGCTTCGAGGCTACTGCGGGCGACTGCGTCTGACAGCGCACCGGCCGCGACCAGCGTGGCGATCTTGAACGCGCTTTCGTTCAACTGGGCATTGCGGCCCCCCGATGCAGCCCGCCCGACGTCGCGGCATTCCGCATCGAGCGCCGACAGGGCATACTTGCGCACGTCATCGTCGACGTCGCCGGACAGCGGCGTCCCCGCGAGCGGCCGACGATCGCGCGGCTCCCGTGCTTCACGCTCCGGTGCCTTTTTTCGTTCGCGCAGGATCTGGACGAGCGCGGCCGGCGCCGGCGCGATCGACTCCGGATCCTCGAAATTGCCGTGCAGCCAAGTGTAGCAGCCGGCGCCTTTCTTGCCGCCCTCGTCGATATCGCCGAGCCGACAGGACGGCGGGACGATCACGTAGCCGCCAAGCCCGCGCACATCGATATGCTTCGGGAGGTTGCCTCGGTTGCCGATAGGATCGCCCGCCGGCATCAGGAACCAATGATGCTCGCCGCCCGATGGCGTCAGAGAGACCAGCGTCTCGGGCAACGGACCGCCCATTTGCGCGTACAGTGCCGCCTTCAGCCGATCGACCGTCCACGTCTCGGTCGACAGGACCTCTCCGGTCTCCTTGTCGATCGTCTCGTCGGTCCGCGGGTCGAAGTCGATCAGCAGCAGGCCACCAGCGCCGCAGGACATGCCGATATTGGCTTTGGGCCACTTGCGCCACCAGGCGCGGATCTGATCTTCGTCGCAGGTTGCCTTCGTCAGGCCGCCGCTATTCGGGATATCTTTGCCCTGACCGTCCTTCTCGCGGACGAGCAGAGGCCGACCGTTGCGGTCGTTGCACGGAAACACGGGATAGCCCCGACGCGCGAAAGCGAGCGCCGCCTGACACATGGGCGACGTGGAGATGGCCGACACGATAGGTTACCCCCGAAACGCCCGAAGGCGTGCAAGTTGGATCAGGCGAACAGCGCTTTGGCTTGTTCGAGATTGGGTTTGGTCGCGACCGGACGGCATGCTGCCGCCGGACCACGGATGCGCGCGCGACCGGGACGAGCCCGCTCGTCAATCCACTGATCGCGCATTATGATCTGGCCGGACGTCACGTCCGTGCCAGCCCCGTGATCGCGCCTGTCGAAACGATGACGATCCGGCGGTAGGTCGGGGCTGCGCAGCCGAGCACCTTGATCAGGTGGGCTGCGACCATGGCTTCGAGCCCCTCCTTTACCGCAGCCTCGGTCAGCATCGCCTTAGTCGCTAACTGCTTGTCGGTTGGGCAGGGGCGTCCATGCTGCGCGAACCGTTCGAGGACCGGGAGCAGCGCATCGACGATTGCGGCCTCGTCATCGACCAGCTTGGCAGACGGTGCGACCAGCACTGGTCGGGCAGGGCGCGTCAAAGCGGTCGACTCGTCGGTACGGTGGGCGCGATAGTTGAAGACGGTCGGATCGAGTGTCGAGCGCGGCTGTGTCAGGACGACGAGACCGCGATCGGCCAGTGCGCGCATATGCTTCGCGCCTGCGGAGTTCACCGGCAGGCAGGATCGCGTCGCATACAGGAATACGTCACCCTTTATGGCGACTTCCATCCACGCATCGATCCGCGTCGGGCTGGCGACAACCCCCGGAGCTTCGTCATGATCGGCAAGTAGCTGCATGGTCGACATGGAGATCACGCGGCCCTCCGTACGGGCTCGCGCACGTCAACGATGTCGAACCAGCCGCCTTTGGGCTTGCTGTCCCAATCGCTGGCGGACACCGCGCAGCCAGTGAAGGCGTAGATCTGGTAGCCGATGTCTTCGGC